TCATTCCATTAGGAACATCAGTCTTGATAAAGAATGCGTCAGTATCAGTTAGGTAGTTATTCACTACATAACCTTGAGGAATCATCCCCATTGATTTGATTGCATTAGTATCATTATCTGCAGTACCGGTTCTTAGAGAAGACTTCATCAGTCTTTCAGCTGTAAATTGTAGAGCAGAAGGAATAATCATTTTTACTCCTCTTGCAGCAATTTTCAAGCCTCTTTCATCTTTCATGTCAGCAATATCAATTAATGATTGCTCTAAAGATGTCTCGTTAAGGTCGGCAGCCGTGCTAAGTTCGTTTTTAACTGTGCCGTTTAAAGTTGGGTGGTCAGTAGCAAAAAGCTCTTTACCATCACCGCCTTTAAAAGCAGAGTTAAAACCGTTGTTTAGTACGTTTGCAGCTTTAACTTGTTTTGTTGTTGCCATAGATCTTGCAAGTGCTTTGGTATAACGTGAACCAAGACTATCATACAAGTTATCCTCAATTGCTTCTTCAGTAATAGAAAAAGCGAGAGCAATTGTCTCATGAGTGTACCTTGAAGTAAAAGTCTCTTGTGCATCGTCATAACCGACAGCAGATCCTTCTTGCTTAACTCCAGCAGTTCCGAAACCAGATAACATTACTTCTTCTTCAAAAGCTCTGTCAGATGATTCCTTATCGAAAATCTCAGAATGTTGATTTTCGTAGTTCTTGTATTCCAGTCCGAATAAAGCATTCAAACCAGGCTCAAGTTCTTTCGCTAATTGTGCGCGTGATATAGCCATAATTTATTCTCCTTATACGCCTGTTGTAGCAGGTGTTCCCACCGCTATTCCAAGACTATCTGCATTAAAATGTGTAGTAAATCTAACTAACAACGGAACACCGGCTGCTGCAAAGTCATTATTGTCCGGATCTTCGATCCAGCCCATAAGTCTCAACATAAGCCCTGCTGTTGTAGCTAGAGTACTGACTCTTAGAGTAGCTGTAGATTGTCCGTTTGCGGACGATCCAGCTGTACCTAAAATCATGTCAGCGTTTAAGAACACACTTGCTCTTGCTCCTGCCTCGTTTGTTAAAGTTGCATCTGATTGTATGACGAATACCTGATTAGGATCGTCAGCAACATATGCTTTAATTGGGTGATCTGAATTAGCACCCGAACCCGGCCATGAATTGGACCAAGTTGGTTTACCGGTAGTAGAACTTACGAATTCGCAGCCCATGAATACACCTAGAGGTGCAACAGTTCCACCGTCAGCTGCGCCGACGATATCGATAAAACCACTTGCTAGTGGTATAACGACTGAACCCTTGAAAATCTCATTAGTGTTTCCATTAGCAATTTCGTACATCGTAAAGTTTCCTGTACCAGTTGAGTTTGAGTTTGAACCAGTTTTAGTGTACGGTTTCAAACCAAAGCCTACTGTGTTTCTATTTGCCATAGAAGTTTCTCCTTGTTTAAGTTTATAAAAAAATGATGGGTAAAAATTCCTAAAAAATTTTAGTCTTTTGAACCACCAAAAGTTACACGAGTCTGTCGATCACTATTGATCGGCATACTTGGGTGCTGTTCCTTAAGAAGATCGTTATTCACTGCATCATTTCTTTCCGCAGTCACATTGTTAAAGTACGCTTCACGCGACTTTGCGATTTCTTCGGGTATCCTTGCCAGCACAAGGCCGCCAACTCCTATCATTCCTGCATACTTACCAGTATCAACGCTTGGATAATTGTCATTCGGATATTCATCTGCTCTTACAAATTCCCATCCGGAACGCATTTTTCCTGAAACATTTTGAGTATCATCGAAACCCATTGTTTCAGTTCTTATCCATCTATGTCGATACCCGTCTGGTGCAGGCGGTGAATCTAGAGATGAGGGTGGAGTCCAAACTGCAGGTCTTTCATTTTTGACCCTAGTTTCGCTCACGCGGGAAGTTTTAACTGTTTTAGTCTCAGTTTGTTTTTTATTCATTATGCTTATACCTCCTTCGCGGCTAATTGTTTCGCATACTCTTCGAGTGGCACACCTAATCTTTTAGAAATTGCTACCTGTGATGGTGTGAGCCTCACGGTTTTTCTGCGTCCTTTTGTGGCTGGACGTTTGGCACTTGCTACGTTTTGCACGGGTGCATCAGTAGATCTCTCTACACTATCAAATTTGTGCGGAAATTCAAGTCTTATTCTTCTATCTACTTCAGAATAATAATCTGTCGTATTTGGATCAAAACCTTCGTCTTCTACTAATTTCTTGTGTATGTCAAAAGCAGTGTAAGTCATAGCATTATCTGAGCCAAACCAAGAGTTTTTTGACGCCCAAGCATCTGCTTGTGGGTCGGGTCTTGCTGGTTGTGGCGTGCTTTGTTGTGGCATCTGAACAGGTGCTGGAGCGTTAGCTCGATACTCTTGTTCTTGCTTAATACGTTTTACTCTAGTGTTTTCCATAGCTAAAGTAGCTATTTCTGATTGTGCTTCAACTTGTGCTTCAACATCACCAGCAGCAATAGAAGCGGCTAATCTTTGTTTAGCGGCCTCAGTACTACCTGTAACTCTTTGTTCAAATTCTTTGGCAAAATTATTATCTAAATTATTAAATCTAGTTCTTAATTTGTTAGCGTCCTCAGTTACATTTTTAGCATAAGTAATAGCTTCTTCTTTTTGCCTTTCAGCCTCGCGCATTTTACGCGTAAGTTTAGCTATTCTTTTGTTAACACCATCTGAGTATTCACCAAGTTCTTCTTTATCCGTTTTGGCTTCACTTGGTTTTTCGTCAGCAGGTATTTCTTCTACGTGTATTTCTTCTTTAACTGATTCTTGAGCAGCAGGTGCATCCAGATCAATTGTCGTTTCTTGTTCGTTAGCTTCGCCAACGTCTATTGTTTTTTCTTCGTCTAGCATAGTATATTCCTCCTATGGATTACATTGCGTGAATAAGGTCTTCAGGATCTGATATAGTTCCTAATACCTCATCATCGTTTAACATTCTTATCTCTCCACCATCAATCTCCATGCGTGAGCCTGCATAACGTGCAAACACCACCCAATCTTTTTCCTTGCACCAAGCACCGGTAGGGTATCTATCTTTGTCTTGATAACAAAGATCTCCCATTTTAAGAACGTAACCAACTTGCGTTGATACTCGTGCTCGGTTTAATGCTTCTTGTGCGATAATAATTCCACCTTTAGTTTCTTCTTTGACTGCAAAGGGCATTACTAATAAACGCCAGCCAGTAGGTGTGGGTAATTTGTCTAAGTTAGTTTCCTTAGTTTTTTCTTTAGCTTTCTTATTTTCTTTTTTATACTTATTTTCTAATGCGTGTGACTTTGTCATCATCGGGCTCCTTGGGGTTAAGCAGGTTAGAGATTTCCTGTAAAATCCGATCACTTGTATGAATCGTAGCTAGAATATACTTATAAGTGTCCATATTGTCAACACCACTTATTAAGACAGATATGTTGTTATCTACTTCTTCTTTTAAGAATTTTTGTAATTTAAAAATTACGTTGATTGGATCGGCTTCTTGCATTTATCAGGTTCTCCTAAACTAGTCCAAAACTCATCTAAAGCATTGGGCTTTTCTTGTTTACAACATTCCCCCGATTGTTCTTTTTCTTCTGTGTGACAGGCACACTTGTCTTGTTCTTGCATCTTCTTTCCTCCCGCTGTCTAATAGATTCTTTATATGAAAGTTCTAATAGTTTATTCTCATTGTCCCAATATTCGTGGAACTTCACTTCTTCTTCATAATATCAGCAGTCTTAAGTCCGTATATACTAGCTACGACTCCGATAAAAATTGATTGATACCAAAAAGGTAGACTACCAAATTTGTCAAAGAACATGTCTAATTTAAATTGAATTTCCGGATCTCCCGAGAAGACCGACCAAATCAATAATATTACTGGAGCTGACACCAAAATTAAAACAAACTCGTCTTTATAACCTTGGTCATTGGATTGCCGCACGGATGCCTGATACTCAACTTCGCCACTAGCCATTTTACTGGCATGTAGTAAAGCAGCGTCAGACATAAGTATCTTAGCTTTTTGCTTGTTAGCAAATATAGCTGAACCAGTTTTTAATATTGTCGGTAAAAGTGATAACCACATATTAGAATATGATTGCTACAATGATTACTGCAATGATTACGCCTGCAGTTATTTTTTTCTTTACAGTTAGACCATTCCAAATGCCCATAACTTTATTTTTTACTATGTCGATCATGTTGACCTCCTTGTTTAGTTTTTTGGATATTACTACTTTTTATCGTAATTGGCTAGTGTTTATCTACCGCCAGAATTGAAACCACCGCCACCAGCATTTTTCTCTCCTTTATTTGGATTTCCACCTTTTTGTTTATCTCTCTGTGCTTTATCTTTAGCTTTTTGTGCTTCTCTATTCTTATCTAAACCAGTTGTTTTATCAGTTGCACCTTCTCTATCTCTTTTGTCTCTTGCTTCTTGATTTCTTGCTTCTCTAGCTTGTTTAGCATAGTCCTTAGAAGCTTTTGAATTTAGGTCGAGATCATCTAACGCATCTTCTAACGCATCTTCCTTTCTTATTCTGTTCAGAAGGGCATCAAAAGAATTTTCTAATTCGAAATTTAGTTTTTCATTTGGGCTAAGCATATCTCTTAGCTCAGCTGTTCCAAAATCCGTATCCAAGCCAGATGTATCATTAAAAATGTCTTTGTAGTCAAAGCCAAGACGCTCTTCGTTTATAAGACTTTTATCTTCCGGATCGTTAAAAAAATCTTCCGGATTATTAAACGCGTTAGTTAACTCATTTTTATTTTCGGAAAAAGGGGTACTTGGGTAAGATAGTTTGTATGGATTAAATTTTCTATATGCCGAAATAAGATTTTCTTGTGTATTTAAATTTAAATCATTATTAAATCTATAATTTTCAACACCAGGGATAGCTCCCATAACAGAGGCAAACATACTTGCAGTTCCAAAAGGCATATCCGCTTCTTCAACTTGACCGGTGAAATT